TGTCATTTGAGATGACGGATACACTATCTAGAATAGAACACAACGGATTAAAAGTAAATCTTGATACGCTAGATAAAATTGAAAAAGAATATGAAGATGAGATGATGGCTTTAGAAACAAAGTTAAATGAGTTGGCAAAGAAAGCTATGGGTGATACTCCCGTTAACTTAGCCAGTCCAGACGATAAGAGTGTTCTTTTATACTCAAGGAAAGTAAAGGATAAAAGTCTTTGGTCAATTACATTTAATTTAGGACACGAGATGCGGGGCAATACAATTAAACCAAAGATGCGACCACGCATAAAACACACAGATTTTGTAAGGCACGTTCGTAGAATGACGGACATTGTGTACAAAACTATAGGCAACCAGTGTAAAGAATGTGCAGGGGGTGGCAGAGTTAGGCTTCCAAGAAAAGACGGGTCACTCGGTAAAGCAAAGCGAATATGTAAGGCTTGCATGGGTAAGGGTATAGTGTATACGTCTACGGGAGAAGTTGCAGGATTTAAGTTGATACCACGAACAGTAAAAGATACGGCATCAGCAGGATTCAAGACAGACAAAACAACCTTAGAAGACAGACTATCTGAACTAGAAGGGGATGCCCGTGAGTTTTGTTCAGCGTATTCACGATACAATGCGTTACGTACTTATCTTTCTACTTTTGTAGAGGGAATGAAAAACAATGTAGACGACAATAGTTTTATTCATCCAGAGTTTATGCAATGTGTTACGGCTACTGGTCGTCTGTCTAGTCGCAATCCAAACTTTCAAAACATGCCACGAGGTTCAACGTTTGCTATACGTAAAGTTGTTGAGAGCAGATTTGATGGTGGGTTTATACTTGAAGGAGACTACTCTCAGTTAGAATTTAGAGTTGCAGGATTTTTATCAGGAGACTCTCAGGTTTACAAAGATGTTCTTGATGGTACAGACGTGCATAATTATACTGCATCTGTTATAGGATGTAGCAGACAAGAAGCAAAAGCACACACATTTAAACCTTTGTATGGCGGGGTGAGTGGTACACGCAGTCAGCAACAATACTACCAAAGATTTAAAGAAAAGTATGAGCAGGTTACGGAGTGGCACAAAGAACTTGAGAAGCAAGCCGTAACAAATAAAGTAATTAAATTACCATCTGGGCGGGAATATTCTTTTCCTGATGCTAGATGGACAGAATGGGGTTCTGCAACAAACAGAACGGCTATCTGTAATTACCCCGTTCAGGGTTTTGCAACTGCTGATTTATTACCCATTGCTCTTGTTAAATTAGACAAAGTGATGCGGGATATGAAGTCAGTCATTTGTAATACTGTGCATGATTCTATTGTGATTGATGTCCATCCAGACGAAAAAGACCAATGTATTCAAGCACTTAAAGACTCTATGTTATGTTTACCTCACGAGACAAAACTTAGATACGGAGTCACATATGATATGCCAATTGGTATAGAATTAAAAATAGGTAAGAATTGGCTTGACTTATCTGAAGTTAATTTGTAACCTCTAATTACATTAACCTTAATTATCTAAGAAAAGGAAAAACTAAATGGATAATAATTTACAAACGATAAGCACTGAGATGGATCAAATTGTTGATGCTTTTAGTGCTGACGATGCAACTGCTCTTATGCAAGCTTCTGGTCAAAATATTGGTGGCGACCGCAGAGAGGGGTTATCAAGACTTAATATTAACTACGATACAGAAACAGAGGATGGTCACACCCTTACCAGAGGTGACTGGAAGATGTTTTACGAAGGCGAATACATTTACGCTAAAGAGGTATTTCTCCAACCAATCTTACGAACTTTTGAGTGGAGTCTATTTAATGCTGAAGAAGGCAACTTTAGTTGTAAATCTATACAGAAACCAACCATGACGGGGGATTTTCCCGACACAGATGGCGGAACTAAATGTGGCAGACTACCTGTTGATGAGGAAGAAAAGTTAAAAGACGACGACCCAGTTAGATTAAGGTCACGTTCTGCAGTTTGTAACCAAGTAATTTATGGTATGATAAGTGGAAGTTTTGTTAAAGGTAACAAGGAAAAGATTGAAGTTAAAAATCATCCAGTAATCAGTTACTTTAAACGTTCAGGATTTGTACCAATAAGTTCTTTTATACAGACTTTGACTAGGCAAAAGAAGATTATGCAAAAGTGTGTAATTAAGATAGGTACACAACGTCAAAAGAAAGGTTCAGTCACATATTGGATACCTGTACCTAGCTTGAGTAGTGAAACTGAAATAAACGACACGGATAAAGAATTAATGAAGAAGTTTGCAGAAACTGTAAAGGCTCACAATGAAAACATTATGAATCAATACAGAGATGCAGTTAAATTAATTTCTCCTGCAAAGGATGACGACTTAGCAGGTGATTTCAGTGCTGCTAACGCTTAAAATCCAAGACTACATGGAACGAGCAAGTAGGGGGGAAGTTAGTATTCCCCCCGAAGCAACTAAAGACTTTACAAATTCTTGTACAGAGTCTGTTCTTACACAGTTAAACAAAACAAAAAAATATAAAATACGTATGTCAGGGTTAGGCAGACCAATTTGTCAGCAACTCCTTGAACGTAAAGGCGTGAAACAAGAGATAGAATACAACCTTTTGTTTAGATTTTTGTTTGGGGATCTTGTTGAATCCGTAGCCGTTCTTATCTTAGAACAAGCGGGAGTAGACATTGTTGCAAAACAAAAAGCAGTTAAATTAAATATTAGTGGTACAGAAGTGACGGGTACACTTGATTTAATTATACGTGATGAATTAGGACAAGAGAAAGTTTGGGATATTAAATCAGCAAGTGAGTGGGCATACAAATATAAGTACACGGGGTTTGGTGGTTACAGTAAAATAAAAGAAGATGACCCGTTTGGATACATCATGCAGGGACATTTGTATGGTGAAGCAACGGGGTTGCCGTTTGGTGGGTGGATTGTTATTAACAAATCAAGTGGAGAGGTTGCGGTTGTTGAAGCTCCAGAGTGGCAAGAAGATGATAGAAAAGAATATTTAGAAGATGCAAAACGAAGAGTAAAGATATTAAACAAGCCAGACAAAGAGTTTGTTGTACCTTTCAAAGATGAATTTGAAACATACAAAGAAAGTGGGCAAGAAATACGAACGGGCAATAAGTTGTTGCCTAAACCTTGTAAACTGTGTAGCTTTAAAAAGCATTGTTGGAAAGATGCAATGCTATACAACAAGATAACATCACGAGCAAAACAACCACCTCAAGCGTGGTACTCAAGATTAAAAAAGAAAGAATTGTAATGCCAATCGTATACACACACGATTACCACACAGAACTTTTACAACACAATGAAGACTTGTATCATGTTTATATAGAATCCCATCGTGAGATGGGTGGTGGTAGGGATGTCGTTTTCTTACGTCAACATGAAAGAGGTATTCCCCTTACTCTTCGTGATAACTTTTCTGAAGACGGCACTCTTACCTCTCGTACAGAACAACGAGATATAATGAAAATAGAAAATGAATTTCAAACAATTAATCACGCTTTTAATTATGGAAAGATAG